CCCCCCGGTGCTGACCGGCCCAAAAAATAACACCCCCCCCACCTCCTTTTAACACAATCATTTTATACAAACAAAAAGATTGCATTAGCAAGGGAATGCTCATAGATGACTGTGGGTGCTTTACGAATCGACTGGTTCCTACACGCCCGACATGGCCGCGGAGATCGACACACCCGTCGAGATTGCCGCCGACCGCTACGGCGTGAGCTTGAAGGTGGCAGCCACCATCCTCCTCGACATCGACGCCGCATCCCGCCGGCTACAAGCGGAGACACTAGGCGCGGTGATCGGCACGCTGATTTCCGGCAGCAACCTGCAAGCCAAGGTCCACGCGCTGGCCATCGCATTCGGCCTCGATGCGCTGAACGGATTTCATAGCCAATCCGAGATCGCCCGCCAACTCGGCTGCACCAGGGCGCTGATCTCCCACTATGTCACCGCCTGGCGCGACGTGCTGGCAGGCGGGGCAGGGGCCTTCGACTGCCTCAAGTTCCGCAAGCGCAATTCGACGCGCCAGACATTCTCCGACAAAGCCAAGAATCCAGTCATCCAAGCCAAGAACCACAAACCATGAACATCATCGACCCATCCACATTCGCCACCAATGGCGTCACCATCGCCGCAGACGCCACGCAAGACCAGTGGGCAGACATCCACCGCACCATTCTCCTCTGCCGCTCCACGTCGCGCCTGTGGCTTAAGCAGAGCAGGGAGTTCGCAGCTACCAAGTGGGGCGCGGACTACGTCGCAGAGGTCGAGATCCAACTGGAGTTAGCACTCGGACTGCCGCAACCGGAGCCGAAGCCTGACATCAACCCAGCCGACAAGGCCAAGGGGATCGTGACCATCGAGGGCATCACGCAGCAGTTCGCGCTCTGGTCACGCAAGATGCAACCCGAGATCGTCAACTGGGACAGGGTCAAACTCCAGCGCGCGCTCGACCTGCTCGAACCAATGGAGAAGCAGGCGCAGGAGATTCGGGCGCGGCTCAATGCGTGATTTGACAATAACCGCTTGTTATGACCTATGAACCACAAGGAGTTTTCGCAGAAGGGCGGACGTTCGACTTCGGACAAGAAGAGGGAATCGTCACGCCTCAATATGCAAAGAGCAAGAGAGGCCCGAAGCCGAAAGGCAGCAGATTCTCGAAATGCGAAGGCTGCGGGAATTCCTTCACCGTCACAAGGGGAGCCGTAGGGAAATATTGCTCTAAGCCATGCATGCACCAGAGCAAAATTGAATCAAGGCCGGTTGGCTTTGATTGCTCACGGTGCCTCGCCAGTGTTGGGATTGGAATGAATGTGGCATCAAGGCTTTTAGGCGTGAACAAGGGTGTCATTCAACGGTCATGGAGGAAAGAGGGGATCAGGGCGCAGTTACCAAAAGGTGTTGATTCTTGGCTTCAGCATGCAAAAAGAGGTGGTGCTTTCAGAGCTGATCCTTTCGAAAAGCAATGGTGGGGTGATAATGGGAAGGAGTGGATGGATGAATATAAGCCGCGCTTCTTTGATTGGGGCAGCATTGCCGACCATGAAGTCAGCAAGAAGAGGTGTAGAGAGTATCAGTCAATGATGCACCGGACATCACCGAAGAATAGCAACTTCCGGCTGAAGAAGTTGGCTAGGTCGAGGATCTACAACGCAATCAAAAGGATTGGGAAGGTAGAGAGGCCGCGCATCAGGCATCGGACAGAGGCAATGATTGGATGCACTATCGAGCAGCTATGTCGCCACCTTGAGGCGAAGTTCAAGCGGGGCATGACATGGGATAATCACGGGGATGGATGGCACATCGACCACATCATACCGATGGCAATGTTTGATCTGACTGATGAATCACAATTATTGGCAGCGTCTCACTACTCGAACATGCAGCCAATGTGGGCGGCTGAGAACTTTGCCAAATCAGATTACTTAGCCAAGGACACGCAGATGCAGCTTAGAATCTGTGCAACTCATTGATTACCATGAACGCCACCCCCCCCATGTATCAGGGTTCCGTTCGCCTGAAAACGACCGAGGTTCCGCCTCATCGCTTTTTTTCCCCATGAGCCATTTTCCAACGACCGTTTGATAATGCCAGCCAAGAAACGCATCCCGAAATCGAAACGCGCCTCGCCAGCCATGACCCGGCAGGAGCGGGCGGCGTTGATTGGCGTCTCGGTCCAGTCGCTGGCGAACTGGGAGCGCGGCGGAGTGAATGTATGGGACGACGAACAGGTCCGCGAAAAGATCGGCCGCATGCGAAACCTGCCGCCGACGCTCAAACCCGAATGGCTACCCGTCGTCGCCAAGCCCGTCAGCTCACCTCAGCAAGACGACCCTACGAGCATCGACATCGAGGCGATCATCCAGCAACTCTCGACCGTCACCGACAAGCACCAGGCGCAGACGGTCAAGACGCAGATCGACGGACTGCTCAACGCCTACAAGCTGCGGGAGGCGGCGGGGAAATACGTTTCCAAGGCGACGGTGGACACCGCCCTGGTGCGGATCGCGGCGGCGGTGAAGGCGGCGATCCTGCGGATGGAAGCGGACCTGCCGCCCCAGCTCGAAGGAGCCGACCCGCCGACGATGCAGCGGATCATCCGCGGCAAGGTCGATGAGGTGATGGCGATGCTGTCTGATGAATCCTCGAAAATCTGGGAGGCGGATGACTCAGCTTGATTCACTCCTCGGGATCTTCCGCCGGAGCTGCCGCCCGCCGGCGCGGTTGGCGCCGTCCGAGTGGGCGTCGGGTCGCGTCGTCATCCAGGACGGACTGACTCCGAAATACATGGTGGAAAACGCGCCGTGGCAGCGCACCCCGCTCGACGTGGTCGGGAATGCCGACTCCAAGGAAATCGTTTTCCTCGCGCCCATCGGCACCGGCAAGACCACCTTCATGGAGGCGGCGTTGCAATACATCATCGCCGAGGACCCCGGCCCCACCCTGCTAGTCGGCCAGACCGACGACGATCTCAAGGACTGGGCCGAAACGCGGATGGACTACGCTATCAGGAACACCCCCGACACCGCCGCGCTGCTGCCGGAGGACCGCCACAAAAAGCGGAAGATGCAGATCCTCTTCCCGCACATGTCCCTCTTCCTCACCGGTGCCAACCTCTCCGGCCTCCAGTCGAAATCCATGCGCCGGGTGTTCTGCGACGAGGCCTGGCAATACCGCCCCGGCATGCTCAACGAAGCACGCGGCCGACTTCATGACCGCTGGAACCGGCAGTTCTTCATTCTCTCGCAGGCCGGATCGAAGGGCGACGAGCTGGACAAAGCCTGGCAGCACACCGACCGCCGGGAGTTCTCTTTCCCCTGCCCGAAGTGCCAGACCCTCCAGCCGTGGAAATGGTGCAACGTCGTCTATCCCGAGGCCGAGACGCTGGACACGTTTGCACGGGCGCAGGCCGCGCACCTCAAGTGCGACAACGCCGATTGCGACTGGACCTGCGCCGACTCACCCCAGCCGCGCCGGGCGCTCGCCGAGTCTGCCTGCTATGTGCCGGCCGCCGAGGGCCTGCCCGGTCACGTCGGATTTCACTACAACGTCCTTTGCAACTGGCGCAAGCCGCTCTGGGAGATCGTCCTGTTATGGCTCGAAGCCAAGGCCGCGCAGCGCGTCGGCAACCTCGACCCGCTCCGGCAGTTCATCCAGAAGCGGCTGGCAGAACCGTGGGAGGAAGACCTCACCGACAACCGCACCGCGCTCATCGGCAACGGCTACCTCGGCAGCGAGTATGCCGAGAAGCAGAAGATCGAGGACGAGGCGCAGCGGTTCCTGGTGGTGGACAAACAGCGCGACCACTTCTGGGCTGGCATCCGCGCCTGGCGGGCTAACGGCGAGTCCATGCTGCTCTGGTATGGCCGCGTCGAGACCTTCGACGGCGTGCATGATCTCGCGCTGCGCTACGGCATCGCGCCCAAGCTCGTCTTCATTGACGCCCAGTATGACACCGACCAAGTCTATTCCGCCTGCGCCCGCATGGACTGGACCGCGCTCCACGGCTCCGGTCAGAAATCCTTCGCCTTCAAAAAGCAGAACGGCGACGTCGTCCACCGCGCCTTCACCCGCTTCCAGGATGCGGCGGCGCCGGGAGTCGGCCGCGCCCGCTACGCGCACTGGGCGAGTGACCGGATCAAGGACATCGTCCACGCGCACCGGACCGGCCAGGCGGCGGCGTGGCACATCCCGGATGATGTCTCGCAGGACTGGCTCAAGCAGATCGACTCCGAGGTCAAGCGCGAGATGGTCAACGCCAAGACCAAGCAGGCCGAGTTCAGGTGGGTCAGGATCCGCAACAACAACCACGCCTTCGATGTCGAGGCGATGCAGGTCGTCGCCGCGCTGATGCTCAAACTCATCCCCGGCTTCGACGTCTAAAGGTCGAGCCGGAATAGCTTGTCAGCGATACTCGACACGCTCGATCCGTCGCGTTTCGCAGCTCGCCGGATGTTCGCCGCCGCCTC